AATTAAATTAAGATCGTCAAGCGATGTTAAATTTAACCGATTTGCCCATTCCACTGTTTCCTGTTTGCGGGCACTTAATATACCATGCTCTTCAAGTTTATAACAACTGGAACAATGTTCTGTCACCGGTATTCCATTGATCATCTTGTTTCTTATGATTTTATAGTTTTTGTCTGTTGCAAAATTTGTTATGTCAGACAATCTTGCAACCGGAGTAGATGATCTACAACACACAGTAGTTTGTCCATCTGTGCGCTGATTGGTCAGCAATTCAATAAATGGAAAAATACAAAAACTTTTGTTTGTCTCAACAAGATCTTTGAAAAAATTAATAGCTGTTTCGTGCCTGGGATCTAACAACACTACCGATCTAAAAGTTTTAAGTTTGTTTGCCAGTTGTATTGTTTTAAAAAACGCATCTGGGTGTGAATACTGCTCTTTGGGTTGATCCAAAACAATAATTTTTTCAAACTGTTGGGCAAATTCAAATAATTTTCCATACTCCATATCATACACACTGGTATGATAATAGCCAGATTTGGCAATACTATCGGCAGTCACTTGATTGTCTAGGTCAGATAAAAGGCCGTGGCATTCCATAGCATCTTGCTGAGCAAGATTTCTTGTTTTAATGTCGGTGTCTTCGGTGTTATTACCCAAGCATAAAATTTTCATTACCAACCTGCTTTTTGTAATATGTCTCGAGCATACTCTTGATCTGCAGGATAGTCTCGAAACTTCTTCATCCAAAAGTCTGCGTCAATGTAGGGCCATACCATGGCAACTTGTGTTGGATCGAGTTCATTTAAAAACTTTTGACCGCTTTCACTGTTATAAATTACCCAGGGACTAATACGACCAGTGTTAACAGCGTAGGCCATTTTATTGCTATTGCCATAGCGTAGACAATCTTCTGGGGGACTGCCGGTTTCTTCTGACCAGTCTATGCCAAACTCCATAGCACGAGCTAATGCATCATTAACATTTTCCACTCGTAAATAATCCATTAGGTATTCGTTATAGACACTATCTTTACACCAGTGATCAATTTTCTTATTTTGTTTTAGCACCCACTCGGTAAATCGAGCCGGGTTAATTGCTTTTACTGCTACACAATAACGACCAAATTTTACAAAGGCCCGGTAATAAGGACTATCAGCAAAATCGTCAAATGTTTTTAGCTTGGCACTACCTTGTGTAAGTTGATAAAACTTAAGATAGGCCTGTAGTCCCAGTTGTACCCCTCGCTCACTTTGTTCTTGTCTGCGGCGGCGAGGCTCGCACGAATGCACAGCCAAGCTAGACTCTTTTATAAAGTCTTTCCGACAATACTGGCAGGTATATTTCATTTTTTAACTTCTTGCCCTAATTGTTTTAGGTAAGCATCTATGTCTTTTTTAGTATTAATTTTGGCCATCAATTCTAGTTCATCGTCTCGAAGATGTGGGTATAGTTCTGCCAATTGTTTACGAATGCCACTTGCACCGGGTTCTTTTTTCTTAGGAGCAATCCACTGGTGTCTATGTGATCCTAATCCGGGGCTAACACTAGTGGCACATAGCCATTGTAATTGTGGATGTTTGTTTATATTAAAAAAGTGTTTGTTTAGTCTTTCATTAGAACTAATCAAATAAAATTCCTGGAGATCTCGGCTGCCTTGTACACTGCTACCCCAACGAATCATTAAATAATTACTAAATTTCTTACGCTCTTCTTCAGTAAGGTTATTATAAAAGTCTCGATCTTTACGATCAAAACAATTCATTTCGTTGGCAATATTAAGTTTGTCCACTACCAAGCCTTGTTGTAATCAATCACTTCACAATTGCGACTAATGTCTTTTACAAAATAAACACAATCTGGTTTTTCACCATCGGCAACTGGCACACACAACATCTGGCCATTCTTTAATTTAGGAGCATACCAAGCTACCTCTTGATATACATCCACAATTTCAATATCAAGGAAACTTGGGCGGAAACTCGATAGTGGATTAAATTGGAATGCCTTGAATCCACGATCGTTAATAGCGGTCAGTGGCAATACTTCTAAGTCGCCCAGGTCTGGTTCACCGATCAAGATCTGCCAATCTACCGGCATACGGACGAGATTTTCACCGATACGCAACACCAATGCTGGCGCATTAAAACTTTCTAAGAATATTAGTGGTATGTAATGATAGTCTGGATCTTGTGGATTACTGTTGTCCAGTATAGCAAACCGCATGTCATCCACTTCTTCAGGCAGGTGGTCCAGATCAAACGCTTCATTTTTATCTAAAGTTAATATCTTCATATTGTTATTATAACATATTTTTTGTGTGTTGCAACCTTTATTTCCATTCTAATTTTTCTTGAGTAAATGGATATGAAGCCTCCCTATAAAACTGCTTGCGCTTCGACAAATGACGGCGGGCAAACTTACAAGTACTGGTTACATCCCAAATTTGGACATGATCTTTGTCCTCAGCTTTTCGTATTCCTCGGCCGATTGATTGTATGACCCGGACAAAACTCTTGCCGGGTTCGACCAACACCAAATTAAAAATTCTAGGAATATTAATACCCACAGCGGCCACTCCATACGTAGCAACAATAATTTTTCCTGTTGCTTCGGCCACTTCATCATACTCATCTTGTCTCGCCTTTGCTTTGGTTGCACCCGATACCATGACTGCATTGTCACCTAATCGGTCTATAAGGCCCTGGCCGGCAGCAATACGGTCAACTAGGACAAGTGTGTTACCTGTCGCATTAACTTGTCGAACAAGATCAGCAATTGTATCTAGCCTATCGGGTTCTTCTAACAAAAACTTTAACTCGCTTTGATAATTGCTGAACTCTGCATGGTCAACTAGTTGCACAATGTTCACATGGCACTGCGCTAGCACGCCTTGGCTTTGCAATTCACTAGCACTGAGTCTGCCAATAACCGGACCAAGACTACACCGTAATGCTTGGAACTCAAATGGTTCCTTGGGTATAGTGCCTGTTAGTCCCCAGCGCAAAGGAATACGACTCATTACACCTGTGAGCAAACTCTTTAATGCATCGGCTTTGGCCATATGAACTTCGTCGACAATAACACACACTACATCCTCCAAGAATTCCCCAATGGTGCAATCACCTACGCCGTTCTTAGTATTCTTAAGCAGAACATTTAGGCTTTGCCAAGTACAGATGGTGTGCTGACGCCCCCATTCCTTGCGATCACCAAAGTAAACGCCCACATCCTGTTGCATGTTGACATAATCTTTTTCTGTCTGAGTTACTAGACTCTTGTTAGGAACAATAACAATAGTGCGGCCATATGGTGCTACTGCATTGCTGAGTGCAGCCGTGATAACAGTTTTGCCTGCGCCTGTGGCAATTTCTTGGATGCATTGTGGATTCTCAAGGAAGTTGTTGACGATCTCAACTTGATAATCACGCAACTGCATGGGCTGGCCTTCCATGGGATGACCCTTGGGCCAAGCTATGTGACTGAATGTTGATTCTGTTACTTTTTCAAAAGTAAAATTAACACTATAATCTCGTTGATCGTCCAAGTCAATGTTATAATTAAATTTCTCTAAGATAGGAACGATCTCTGGTAGCAAGTTTACATAAGTGCTACCACCCAACTGAAAGTATGATATTTTTCCATCCCAACGACCAAGGCGGACCGCGGGCAAATAACGGGCACCCGGAACATCATATTTGAAAGCATTAACCAAAGCACGGCGAGCGTCGAGTTCTAAGCCTTCGATTTTAATGTTTACTTCATCTTTAATTATAATTGTAGCTGTTCGCATTTGAATAGTATAACATACTTAGCCCAAAAAAGTCAAAAAAACAGGCCCCTAAAGGCCTGTCAAAAATGGGTAGTTTGCACTACCCAGGAGCTACCGTTTACTTACCGGGTGCATTACCCGATTAAGAATTTTTCATACAAGTTGTAGTGGCCAGGGCCTTCCAATTATCACCAGATACCTTGGTCAAATCCGCAATCTTGAGTGCCATACGCAGGCTGATTTCACGCAGGCGATTCTGGTTAGTTTCCATAAAATTGATAACTTCATCACCTTGCTCTTGCGTAAAGTCGTAGTCTGCGAACAGTTCACCTTTGAGATAGATCTGCTTGATACGCAAGAAACGATCACGCAAGGTGTTTAGAGTCAAGTCAATAAAGTGGC